TGGGAACGGTGGATGTATATGTTGCCATTGCCGCTGTTCAAACAATTTGCTTTCCTCGCTGGGTGACGGATACAACACAGATTGAATTTAAGAATTTGATTCATCCGGCACTTACTCATCCCATATCAAATGATCTGAAGATTCAACAAGGCGCTATTTTGACAGGACCAAATCGTGGAGGAAAATCTACCTTTTGCAAAGCAGTTGGTCTGTCTCTTGTCTGTGCTCAAACATGGGGATTTGCCTTTGCATCCAACGCAACCTTGACTCCCTTTGGACGATTTGAAACTGCACTTTCCCCTGCTGATACCTTGGGGCGCGTCAGCCTATTTGAAGCAGAACTCACCTTTGCAAAAGATGTACTTGACTGCCCCGAACGACCGTTATTTGTGATGATGGATGAAATCTTTCATTCTACCAATGCTCATGATGGAGTGGAAGCCAGTCGCGTCTTTCTAAAACGATTGTATGAACGTCCTAATACAGTCTCGATTATTAGTACCCATTATCGAGCCTTGGCGGAAGAATTTAAGGACATTCAATCCTTACAAGCCCATACAATTCAACAGAAGGATCGATTAGAGTATACATATAAAATTATTCCCGGTATCTCCACGGCAAGTAGTGTGATGGAACTTTTGCGTGAAAAAGGGTTGTTGAAAAACCCCATTCCCTCAACAGAACCATGAACCTACCGGACTCGTTTTATATTGCATTATGTATGACAGTTCTTATATTGGGAATTGTATACTGGTTTTGGTCACAGACACAATTTCTTCTTCGTAAGATCAATCTGTTGGAGAATATTGTATACGAGCTGAAGACCATTTGTACCAGTCCACCCTCTGCACCAGTGGAACCGAAACAGTATCCTCCTGCTCCTTCTTCCGTTATTGAAGAAGACGAAGATCAAGACTTAATCCATGCTGAATTGTTGGAGGAAGAGGAGGAAGCCCTTCATCCTCTTCAACATTCTCCCACTCCCCCCTCCCCCCCTTCCGAGGAAGAGGATCTTCAACCAGGCGGAGTAGGAAGTGGTATTAAGGAGGTGACGGAATCTAGCAATATGTTGGAGACTATGACATTGAAGGAACTTCGTCGTTTGGCAGAGCAGCGTGGTATTAAGGGAGCTACGGAACTGAAGAAGAAAGAGTTGTTGTCTCAGTTGAAGGGAAATATTTCTGCACCTTCCACAAGTATTAATGCTTTCTTTGATGGACCTGAAGAAACCATTTCAGGCGTGGATGTGGTGGAACTTTCTAGTGCATAGTTAGAATGCTAGGATACGCACCTGTTCCACAAAGTCATCCAAACCCTGGACAATGCTATACTACTCCCGATCCTCAATATGCACGAGAAGGAGCTCCTGCTCGTATGGCAGATGGACGCCTCTTTACTGATTTTCGTCCTACCTGCTCCTCGTATCCGGTGGCTGCCTGTGGAACCTGGGGAGACAATGAAACCCGTCTTCGTATGACCAATGGTGCTAGTGATCTGATGAATGCTGGTCGCAGTATGATTTCTGCCAAAGTGGATCCCTCTTCCTGTGTGGATACCATGGTCCCTGAACTCTATCGTCGTGTTTGCACCTGGAAAGGATGCAAGACCATTCCTGGACATTTTGCAGGAATCGGAACCGGTCGTGTCTATGTAGGAAGTGCAGCCGGTGCAGATCCTGCTACTAGTTCCAAACTGTCCGTTCCTCCTCTTCCTGGTACCTTTCCTCGTATGGGACTTCCTCCCACTGATTGCTCGTTCGTTGGTGGAAATGAAATCCGCGGCGGGCGAATCAATTCTTATTCCGCTCCTCGTAATTAAAAAATTGATAAAATTATATTAATATCATATGATATTATTATAACATGCAAAAAGATATTGATATCGTTTGGAAGATTTTAGAGAAGCATTTACTACAATGTTATCTCGAACATACTCCCATTCCTCGCAGATTGATGCCAAAGATTCCAATCGCCAGTTCTACATTGATGACAGGATCCTTTCCAGTTATTGATCCTACTAGTGATTATCACAGGATCATTCACTACAATGGATACTTCTTTCGCAGTCTGGCAAACCAATATCCGTATTGTATCTTTGTTCGTGTTGATGCAAGAGAACATGACTATAAAAAGTCACTTTCTTCATAAAAATTGAAATATGTTTTTTTATCTTAGTATCCTGTAATATCGTTCTAAAATGTCAAACTGTAAGACTGTTCCCGCTACATATAAAGGAGTTCCATTTGGAGTTGTTCAGATCATGCGATTTGGTCCGAATCTTTCATGGCACATTAATGCCACGCCAGTGTACGGGTGGTTCTTTACGTCAATCACTCCCACTTTACATCAAATGGAACTCCTCCCCCTGGATAAAGAAGCAGTTGTAGATAAGGTGTATGACAACCGTGTTGAATACGGTGATAGACAAATCATTTTATAAAATTGAAACATATTTTTAATTATATATTCATAATCACAACAGAGTCACCATGCCAACCTATCAGATTCGCTCTCAAATCACGATTGATGGAAAACTCCATATTCGGTATGGGAAAGAGACATATGCAACGCGTGAAGAGTGTGAAGATATGATAGAACTTCTAAATACTGCTAGTATTGGGAGTTCTATCCTTCATCCGACAATTCGTACTGCTGTAGAGGTTCTATCCGAAAAAAAGGAATAAGGACTAGAGTTCGTCTATATTTCATATCTGAAGGATATGAAATATGGACTAGAGTTCGTCTATATTTCATATCCGAAGGATATGAAATATGGACTAGAGTTCGTCTTTCATACCCAGTTCCGTAATTGGTATTTTTTGAATCAAATATATAACGATGACAAGGCAAAGAACTCCGAGCACAATTCCGTAGATTGTTTTCTCCATTCTAACTAAATAACATGCTTCCCATTTTACAATATATCGCATGTAAAATTGAGGAAGTTATTTCAATTTCAAATAATAGAAAAATACCATGCCCTCCTACGGATTCCATGCCAGTATTCCCGACGGGGATAAAAGTATTGAGGAACTCAAAGCCGGATTTCCAGCACTGGGTGCACTTCAAATCTTTGCCTCGAATCCCAAATCCTTTGCCCCTTGCAACTGGTCGGACTCCAAGTGCACCAAAATCAGAGAAGCTTTGCTAAAAACCGATATCAAATTATACATTCATGCCCCCTATATTATTAATCCCTCTCGTTGGGATCCCTCAGATCCCAGCGTAACTGCCCGTGAAATCAAGCTCTTAAAATCATTATTGGAGTGTGGAGCACGAATGGGTGCCAAAGGAGTTGTAATTCATGTAGGAAAGGCATTAAAGTTAGGAGAAGAGGAAGGACTGCATCGTATGGAAGGATTTTGTAAAGAACTACTTAGCACAACAACAACGGATTGTAAATTATTAATTGAAACTTGTGCTGGACAAGGAACCGAGGTTGCAAGAAATCTTCGAACCTTTGGAGCCTTTTGTCGGAAACTGATTCGCTTGTATGGACGAACAAGAGTGGGGGTGGTAGTGGATACCTGCCATATCTTTGCAGCTGGCTATGATCTTGCCAAACATCCAGCTGATATTTTAACGGAAATAGATGAAGCCATTGGATGGGAATATATCCAATTGATTCATCTGAATGATTCAGAAACAGCAGTCGGATCGGGTGTCGATCGTCATGCATATATTGGAGAAGGAAAGATTGGAAAAGGTCCCCTTACTCAATTTGTAGTGGAGATGTTTCGACATCATCCACGCATTTCCGTGGTCTTAGAAACACCGGTCAAAGCGGGATCCCGTGAAGCAGAAATGGAATGGCTTACTTCCCTCGTCTAAGATTCTTTCGTGTCTTGTTTGGAACAAAGTCACGAAAATCGTAATAAACAGTTTCATCCGTATTCCAATCGCGTGTATCTTCTTTGATCTTTTTTAAGACCAAGATCGTGCGACACGTTTTGCAAACATCAATCACATGTTTATAGGCACGGGTCACATATTTTGCTACTGCAGTAATTGCTTTCATTCGTTTATCATCTACAATTAAGATTCCTCCTACGCGTAACATTTGCAAACAGTAAAAAATATCCATCAGCGTATAATCAAAGAGATGATATCCGTCAATAAGGGCAACATCTAGAACAACCTTGCCGACTAAGGCAGGAAGGGCAAGGACCGAGGACTCCTCGATTAATCGGACCTGAGATCCAAATCCTACCCGTTTTAAGTTTTCCATTCCAATTCCTTCCCAATGTCCATCACCAGTTCCATACTGGTTAGGATCAATAATGGTATGACATTTTCCAGGATTCTTCATCTTCTGATGGTGTTCAGCAAAGACCAGGGCACTTGCACCGTAGGCAAAGCCGACTTCGAGGGTGTGTTTAGCACGAGTCTCGGTTAATGCCTTTCGCAGTTCTACATGTTCTGGTGCCTTGGTTTGTGCTTGCAAACGACGGTAATCACCAGAGGGGGTAAAGACGGCAGAAGATCGTAACATTGTATCAAGAAAACTACGCGTTACTTCGGGGTCTTTCTTTGGGTTTTTTCCTGTTAATATCTTTTTTACATCTTCTTGTTTTTCCTTTGGCAGTACATTATAGTACATCCTTATGTTGGAGGGTGAAAAATTATAAATAGGATCGAGATCGTTTTCTGGTTCGAGTCTTTTCATTTAATTCAGCTGCAGAAGATGCAGATGATGCAGATGATGTAGAAGATTCAGTAGATACTGCAGCTGCAGAAGATGCAGCTGCTTCAGCTGGTGCGGGAGGAGATGTACTTGATTTTGCAAGAATCGGCGTTGTAATTGTTGTACGTATAAAGTTTGTTGGATCAATTTCTGTACCAATTATATCTGTTTGAAATTTATCCATTGTTGTAAATATTGTTCCATCTTTTCTACTAACCCCTGCCATCTTATTTGATACATCTGTACCAGTTCTTGCAGCATTTGCAATTGTTACAATTTTATCAAGTAGATTGGCTCTTGTAAAATAGGTAGCGGGTGGAACACTGGTTAAGATATTATCTCTAAAATTATTTAATCGTGTTTTAATTTTTTCTGTCAGGGAATCTGATATATTCTTTGTAGAAAAATCAACAAACTTATATTCAAATTTTTTATCTGGCATAAGAATCACGTTATTTACAAGGAAAATGGCACCGTCGAATCCCATATAATAATATCCATTACGATTTCCATAGGTTGTATCTCTATTTAGTTCTGCAGCAACTGCAGAAGAATAACAACTAATCAGAATATTTAATCCAGGTTCAATGCTCGGCATGGTTCCATTATTTAAGAGTATTTTACGTATTTTTTCATCCGTTCTATCAACGATACGATCAAGACACATAATATTAATTCCTGTATGAAACACCATATCATCTGGATTTCTGTATCTATATCTTCCAAGAAATATACTACGTAAGGATTCTCCATTCATCTGTGTAGTATTCACTAGATCTATCCACCAGTTATTTACTTCTGGATACGGTATCATCGAACACCCAATTGTATCATATTCACGTTGATCATGGGAGCTTCCTGTAGAAGACGGTTTTATAGAAATTATATTAGAATAAACATTAAACCGATTTTGTATAAAATTTGTTTTGTTCTTCTGCATTCTTGAATTATATATAAGATTAGCTCTACTTTTTTTTCGAGAAGATCTATTTTTTCTCATATTACTTATCTCTATTATATAACAATAAAACAGTTGAAATGATTCACATGTTTTATAGTAAAACTATTATATATTTACAGCATCTTAAACCCACCGACAAGTTGTGAGCCGAGTGCCAAACCACTGCCCTGACGGGTAGTGAGACCAATTGAGGGGGAGAGCAAGTCAAGGATAGCAAAGACGACCGCAGCCACGACGGAGACAGTCAGAATCTCCTCCACCTGGGGAACCTTGCGGGGGATGATGGTCATAGCGACCGCAACGGCAAGACCTTCGAGAAAATACTTGATTGCACGGGAGGCAAGTTCAGCAGCATTTAGTCCTTCCATTCCTTATATCAAGGGATTCGAAAAAAACAAACTCGTTCACGATCTTTTTTTTGCGTTCTCATTTTCATCGGGATGTTTCATCCCGATGAAAATGAGAACACTATTATCAAAGAACATGCGCTTTGCGCCTGTTCTTTGAGAATTGCGTTTAAAGCATCTCCACCAAATCTCGGGAGGTACTAACAAGGATGTCCACCCCCACAGAAGAGAAGCGTGAAGTTTATTTAGAAGCGGACAAGGATATTCCAGGACAGCATTTTGTTTGTCTCAGCTTCCTTAGCCCGGAGAAAGTTCTTGCCAACAAGGATATCTTCTTATTTTCGGAGTTTCTGAAGGATTATGAGATCCAATACAAGATTAAGGCAACCGAAACCTTTATGATGAAGCAGGTGAATAAGCTGCAGTCTGCATTGGGGACGGCAGCTGACACACTGGAACGACTCGGAAAGGAATCTGCTGGCACAATCACGGTAGAGGATCTAAGTGGTGCCTTTCTTGCCTTGAAGGATGTTCGGAAGGCATTGACCACTGATATTCCCAAGGATCTGGAGGAGCATGTAAAGGCAGAGATGACCGATTTCAAGACAACAACAATTCAGGAAGCCTATGAAACCTATCTCTATAAGAACCGTAAGAAGCTGGAGGACACCTTCTTTGCCAAGAACGGATTCCGAACGACAATTCGGGGATTGAAGGTGCGGGGTGTGTATGATACATATGCAGAGGGCATGGCACGTGCAAAGACGCTACAGAAGTTGGATCCTGATTTCAATGTCTATGTCGGACAAGTCGGATTCTGGCTTCCTTGGGATCCGGAACCCAGTGAAGTACCGGATCAGGAATATGCAGATGATCAGCTCAATCAGCTCATGAAGAAGTACAAGGAGAATGAGTCCCAGCGTGATGAGTTTTATGAGTCGATGAAGCGAGAACGCATTGGAGCTGCCAAACCACGCACCGCTCCTCCTACGTTTGGAGCGGCTTCAGGGGGAGAAGCACCGTCAGGAATCTTTGGAGAAGAGGATCCCTTTATGAAGCGTAAGCGAGAAGCTGCTGCTTCTTCCAGCAACTCTGCAGCAAGCAGTAGCTCTTCTGCAGCAAGCAGCAGCTCTTCCTCCGCCTCTTCCACATTGTCCATTGAGTAAATAGATATATATAACATCTAAACGTAAGATTCAATCTTACGTTTAGAAAATGTCATCACACCGACATATTCTGTATCTGCAACCAGATGCAGAAATGGTAGATTTGTATCGACATGCAGCAGAAGCTTATCTTGCAGCTCCTTATACAGAACGAGATGCAGGATTTGATGTATTTGTGAAGACGACAACTATGTTGGAAGCTGGTCCAGGGACTAAAATTAGTTTTGGAGTGCGAGCGGCTTATTATGATAAAACTCGTGGAATGTTTCGTGCCTATTGGATGCTTCCACGCTCGTCCATTTCCAAGACTCCCCTTCGTCTTGCCAATTCAGTGGGATTAATTGATGCAGGATACAGAGGACCGCTGTTGGCTGCACTTGATTGTCATGCAGAGAAATATGAAGCAACGGCGTTACAAAAATTATGTCAAATAAGCAATCCTGATCTTCTTCCGTGGGAGGAGATTCAGGTGGTGGAAGTGATTCCAGGAGGAGCAACACTTCGAGGGGAGGGAGGGTTTGGGTCGACGGATCGTGTGGGAACTCCTCGCCCTCCCTCGTCTCCTGGATTCAGTCCCAGAACAAATGATTATTTAGCCTATGGGTGTTAAAAAATGATACAATTCTACACAAGCATATCTATTATATAAATATGCTTGTCTATCACGGTTGTTTAAAATCCATCAATCCCTTTGCACGGAGTGATCACACCTTTTGGGTGTATCCAAAACATATGAAACTACTCACTCCTGAATGGGATACACATCTTCCAGCAAAAGAGTATTGTGACAATCATCGAGAAGATGGGGTTTCAACCTTTAATCCATTAATGAAGCAATATGTCTGCTTAGGTCATAAAACCTTGGATGAAGATCCCGTTGCATTAGTGTCGTAATCGTCTTCGCGTCTTACGACGTCTGGTTCGTTTTCTAAATGTACCGTGACCGGTAGTACCAACAGTACTAGTAGAAGAAGAACTAGCCGCACTAGAAGAACTGCTAGGAGGCACGTTTTCATAATTATGTTCGTTTTCAGACATTGCTCGTAATCTTAGAGTTGCTGCACGATTTTTTGGATCTTTATAATTACCGCGACATGCAGATACAAATATAATACGTTGTTTGGTAGATGGTGGAAAAATACTTGCATCCTTTAATATAGTATCCAAAGTTGTTTCAGTCCCTGTATAAGTTATTCCAATATTTTCAGAAGGATTTGGTGAATTACCCTTTAAAAAATTATCCATGTATATATGATTTGTCTTTTTCCACTCCCTATAATTCTCAACAAAGGGGGTAGAAAGAGGTAGTTTGTAAATTCCAAGCATAGATGTTTGACCTGGGTTATTAATGAATCGTAATTTCATATCTGCATAGGGTGTATGTGGTTCATAAATACTTACACCCGCTTCATTAGTACTTAAATGAACATTACTTTCCAATATAGGTACGGTTGGAAATTTTGACATATTAATGGGTCTTTTTGATGTGGTTAAAAGACTACCACTACGAGTTATTTCAATCATTGATTCAATGAAGGTTTGATGTGATGAGACTGTAATCTGAGTTTCATATGGAATTCCATTTGTAAATTCTGTAAGCTCACACCCAGAAGGACCTCCAAATATAATATAGGTATTTTCTGGTACGGTTGGAGGTGGATCTACATCTGGATCCCCTGCTCCATGAGCACTAATTAAATATACGTCCCAATTAGTGTAGGAGGGTGCATTTGGAGCAAGTCGTGATATAAGATTTGTAGATGTAATTTTACGCCCGCCTTTTTGTCGAACCATGGTCCCCTATTCTTTCTAATACTTTTTCACATGTATGACAGGTCCTTTGGAGCGACCAAGGTCAGTAGAGGAAATAGGAGGGTCGGTCTCTCCAGCGGCTTCGGCAGCTTCCTTCATGCGTTCCATTTCCGCACTCTTCACCCAAAAATCATTCGCTCCAATGCGAAAATCAGGACGAGGGGTGGCTTTGTACCAAAAGACAGCATCTTCCAAGCGATTGGACTTGGATCCGTTATGAATGACTAAACATTCATAATTTTCAGTACACTGATCCATAATCTGACAAAAGAACTCAAAGGTAGGAAAAATACCAGCAAATTGTTCATAAATACGTTTGCGATTCGCTACCATGTTTTCACGCAAAATAAATACGTAATCCACGTTACCACGCAGTACAGGAGGAATACCCATCACATACTGCAAGGCTAAAATATAGAGAATTCCATAGTGACGACCATTCATAAACAAGGATCGAATATATTTATCAGTGACCCATTTATTATCATACATGCAGTCATCCATAATGACGAAGGTACGACGATCAATACTGGAAGCACCTCGCGC